ACAACTGAATTAGCAGTCATTGATTTTGCTAATCCAATAACATCAGTCTTAATACCTATAGAGAATGAATCTGTAAGGTGTACAATAGAACTACTAAGTCCAGAAATAGCAACAGTATCCTTATTGTTTAATTCAATATATGGGAAATATGATACTTCTACTTCATGATCATTTTTCCAAATAAATGTAGCATTCTCATATGCTTCTATTTCAGTATCAATACGAGAAATACCAATACCAACTATAGATCTAACAGTTCCTCTAAGTCCAGATCCACTAGTATTTGCATTATCAAAGACTGTAAAATCACCAACTGCATATCCATCACCACCATCTAATACTCCAATAGTATCAACAGGTCCAGCAGTTACAGATTCAACAGTAGTAAGTTGTCTAAGGAATTCATTAGATTCTATTATAGAATCATTATTTACTCCAACCTTACCAACTTTATGTGGGAAGGTGTTTCTAGAAAGTTTAGTACTATTGAAATCTAAATCTTGTGTTAGATAAGTATTTGTTGAAATAAAGGGAGAACGATAAGAATTACCAATAAAATAAGGATATTTTGGTTCTAACTTATTAGTTTGTGTGGATGTTGTAACTCCAGCAAAATATGCATAAACTCCATTAGGAAATTCTGGTGTTTTACAGAATCTTCCATTATGAATATCAAGATCCCCAGAACCATCAAAGTAATAATCATCAGTAAAGTATCCTGATGGGAATTTATTTAAGTCTATAGGTCTATCAATAACCTTATTACTGTCTAACTTATAACCAGGTCTCATTATATGAACTTCTGGACCTAATTCATCAGAACTTATATACCCATATGGTCCATATATTGGATTACCATCGTATGCCCATCCTATAATTGGAGAATGTCCACTAACTGGATTAGGATCATTAAATAATGTGCCAATATCTTCAGTATATCCAACTACATTAAGATGTAATGATTCACCACCAACATCAGGATTTAGATAATACTCACCATCTCTTTTTCTAGTGTCGATAGTAAGTCTTCTAACTCTACTCTCAAATAATGCGTTTTTACCTCTTCCTTCTGCATAAACATTAATTTTATCTGCAGTATATCCAATACCTGGATTAATTACTATTACATCTTGTAATTTTCCATCAACAATAACTGGGCGAATAACAGCACCATTTCCACTAATTCCTGTAGTTGTTATTCCTGTTGATTCTACAACCAAATCAGGCATAGAATAATATTCTTTACCCTTATTAAGAACATGTACATCAACTAATTTTCCATCAACAACACTTGGGTTTAATTCAGCACCCTTTCCGTTCTGGATAGTTACTTTTGGTTTTCTTTGATGATTTAATATTTCAGAACCATACTTAGATCCATCTTCATAAAGATAAGTACCAATTATTTCACCAGTAACAATCGGAGTGAAAGTAAATGGTGTAGCAACACCAGCAAGTGCAGTTGCCGTTGTTGCATAGGCAACATCCACACTTACTTTAATATCTGGATACTTAAATGTTTGGAAACCTGTACCAGTTGTTGATAATCCAACATATTCACCCCTATCATAATTGTCTCTAGAAGGAGTTCCTATACCAGCATCAGATAAACGGAATGAATCTTCATCAACTTTCATCACATAATATGAATGAGATGAATCTAATCCTTCAATTGCGTTTGGTGTTGTACTTCCTAAACCTACGGTTGTATGATATTCTATAAGATCACCTTCACTGAATCCATGATTAACAAAATTAATACTATCAAAGTTTGTTGATATTCCTGATGGTTTTACATGTAATTTTCTATACTGATAACCAGATCCCTCAGTTAATACTTTAACACTCTTTAGATTATTCTTAGATGATGTTCTAAATTTATGAATACCACTAGCAGTTGTAGAAGTTGATAATCCAATGGTATTGATACCACTTACGGCATCTTCATAAGATTCATATAATTGAACAGTTTTATCGTTGATTATACCTACATGATATGGAGAACCATTTGCTAAAGTTCCTGTTGCTTCATTACTAACAGCTTTGTAAATACCTATTCCAAGATTAGAATTACCATTATTATTATAATAAACTAAATCACCTTCTACTAGAAAATGCTTCTTAGTAAATGTGATTGTCTCATTTACGATAGAAAGACCACCAGCAAAGAAAATATCTCTACTATCAAATGATAATTCTCTAAATCTAGGACCAATAATAGGTTCTAACGTAGCACCAGAACCATTACCACCTGTTATATCAATTGAAATAACTCTATCAATATCAAAATCTTGAGGATCAACAAAAACCCCTTTAACAGATCCACTAATAATTGGTTCGACAAGTGCAGTTACACCTAATCCAACACTATCATCTATTAATAGTCTTGGTGGATTTACTACATCGTACCCATCACCACTATTAAAAGTATCAATACTTGATAATGGTCCATAATAGATGTAATCATCAGAAAGTGGTGTTCTTATTTCTACACCATCTGCCATTAAACCAATATTATTAACTGGTCTTTCACCAGACCCCTTCTTAAATAAATCTTGAGATAATGGGAATTTTCTTATAATGGAATTTTTATCAAGAAGTCTATTATAATGTTCAGATCTAATCCAGTTATGAATTCCTGAACCTTTCTTAAATTTAACACATAAAGGTAAATTAGTTACTGGATCTACTAATCCAATTTGAGATCTTGAAATATATAATCTTATTTTTCCTGGATTAGTTTGTAATACTTCAGCATAGTATATTGATCCTGCAGATAATCCAGGTAATGGATCTCCTTCTGGTATATAAGTTAGAGATTCTCCTGTAATAAACTTAATTGGTTGAGTGAATACAAATATATTATACTCATCACTAACTGAATTATAACCATCAAGAGAGAAAGTTAAAGAACCAGATTCACTAGTGTCTGTTGCAGCAGTTCCAACAATGTCTACATCACTGCTTAAATTATAATTTGGAAGAGAGTTAGAAGCAACATATCCATCTTTATCTCCATCAACATATACATTTAATACATCAGAAAGAATGTTATTATTACCATCACGAAGAGGAATTCCAACACTTGTTGCCTTCTTCAACTTTCTTCTGATATCATAAAGTTTTGTAGAATCCCAATTAAATGATCCACCAGATCCACTTAAAGTAATTGATTTAGTACTATTATCAATTGAACCAATAATTAGATTAGAAAATTCAACAAGTTGATTATTAGGATCACTACTTCTTCTCAAGATATCAACAGCATCACCCTTTCTTAAACTTGTATGGTCAGGAGTACTCTTTAATATAATATTAGGACCTGAAAAACTTTGTATTTCCCATCTAGTATTTGTATTATAAATCCAAGAATTGGCAAAAATTTCCTTATAAGTACCCTGTCCTTGTTTTGGAGTATCAATAGATGTACCTACATTCTTAACATATATCTTCTCATCCTGTTTAATCAATGAGATGTCAGATAATGGTGTAAACTTAGAAAGTACACCAGTAATTCTAAGTTCTACTTTTTTAGTTAAATCACCATCTTCATATCCATATACAACCTCATCAGATCTAATATCATCAGAAGTTGAAATACCAATATTAGTACCTGGAACTCTCTGTACTTCTATACCTGTTACTCCAAAAAATTGGTTAATGGATTTAGAAGTATATTTGATTGAAGTATTTTCTCCACTTATAATACTACCAGACTCAGGAAATCCAATTGTTGAATCAACACTAATGATAGATTCGCCAATATTTGCAGATTCTAATGTTTTTGTCTTTCCAGGAACAGTAAATGTACCTTCAATTAAATCTCTATCATTAAATCCAACAAATAAAGATAATTTATAATATGGTTTATTATCTCTAGTTAATATTTCAACTTCAGATACAGACGCATTTGTTCCAAGATCAGTAGACTTGTATATTGTTTGACCAACTAATTTGGACGGATCTCCAGATAATCTATCAGCAATAACAATTTCTCTACGAATAAATTCTGCACCAGATGCTTTTATTAACCTATCTTCTAAATCTATTACTTCAGCTTCAATACCATAAAGAAGTTTGCATAATATTCTAATGGATTCTTGGATACCTTTTGATTGGTAAAAAGATCTTGCATGTTTTATGAAGACAGAAACATCAACATCTTCATCAAAATCATTATCTTCTAAACCAGGTAAGAAGGTTTTCTTTAATTTTCTATAAAATTCCTGTAAAAATAAAACACTAAGATTGGTTACTGTAGTACCAGCAGCATGTGCTGCTATAGATGTAGACTCAAATATTAATGATTGATCATTAACTCTATTAATAAAAGACGAAATACCTACATTATATCCAGTTACACCACTAAATCCACGAATACATCCAGTAAATGTAGATTCTGTTTTTCCAGTATATGTAATAATTTCACTATCTATTTTGATCAAACCATATTGATCAGGAAATCCTTTTGTAGAAGAAACAGATATTACTTCGTCAGTGAGTTGTTCAGATGTAACATCAGCACCTAAAACAGTAGTTCCAGTAATAACTTCAGGAACTAAATTATCTGATTTAATATACTGATCAAAATTAGAAATTAAATCTTGCGGACCACCTTGATATTCCTGTGAAAGGTAATATTGCTTAAAAAATTCCGTTGCAAGTGGAAAATCGTTAATCAGAAATTCTGGTAACTGACTCTCTATTATTTTATTAACTTGGACTCTCTTATCAATATCGCTCATTATCTACTTCCTCTCCAGATCCCCATTTGCATAGCTTGATGTGTAATAGTCTCTTGAAAATACAACTCCAGAAACATCTTCTCCTGAAGCAATTACGTCTTTAACCATATTTATCTTACTATTAGAAACGTCAAAATTGAGATAAAGATCCTTTAATCCAATAATATCATTAGATTCTGGGAATGCCTGAATCTCTATTAAATTATTTGGAGCAGCAGTTGATGTAATATTAATTGTATTTAACTTAATTTCACCTTTCTTGTAATCAACAGTACCAACAGACTTGATAATAACCCTAAGTTCATTTAGTTTTGTTCTCGAAACAACACTAATCGTACCCATATGACTTCCATCTAAGTCACCACTTTCATTTTTATTTGGAACATCAGTTAGATAAACTAGATCATTTGATCCAGAAACAGTAAATCCACTACTCTTAATATTAAATCCTTTTGGATTAACGTGGAATTGATTACCATAACATAATTCATACTGTGCAAATTGATTAATAAGCACTTTCATATCTCTTCTAATTACAACCTTGGTTATGTTAGAAGTGATTGCATTATCAACCCTGTCAATCAATTGAAGCATCTTACTGTACTTAAACCTTCCACCAAACTTATTAATATCAACAGTATTAGAATAAGATGAAAGAGAGTTAGTAATAGTTGACTTTAATTGATTAGAATTACTAACAAGAGCACTATTGTAATAAATTGTAGAATCAATCTCAACATATAGTGTCTTAAGATCTACAATTTCAGCATTAATACCAGCAATAGAATAGTTTTTAAGTTTATTCTTTATTTGTAACTTATCAAAATCTGAAACATATGTACCATTTTTTGGTTTAATACTAATCTGAACCTTACCAAATTGTGGTGGGTTCAATTCTTCACCACCAACTACAGCAACAGACTCTGTTCTTGGATAGATTGTTTGTATTATTGCCTCGTAATCCCTGCCTGTAACTGCCCTGTATTGTGCCGAATATATTCTAGGAGCAAAATACTTAATAGATGATATATTCTCCTTCTCAGACCCATTTCGAGCAGGTTGAACGGTAGTAATATTAATAGTATCATAAGGTGTTACAACTTTTGCAGTAGGATCATTAGGATCCTTACTAGTAAAAACACCTTGGAAATCAAATAAACCAACAGATCCTACTTTTCCACCAGGTCCGTTACCATCCTCACCATCAGTAACAATGTATCTTACAGTAACTACATCATCATTCTTAAGCTTTTTACCGAAATGACCATCACCGAATAATATTTCATACTTTTCATCCTGAACTTCTTGTAAGAAGAATATTTCAGAGTTTTTATCAATATTTAAAATATTATCAACCATAGCAAATTGTCTACCAATTGTAAGTGTTCTATTGGGAGAAACATAAGTTGTGATACTAGATGTATCAATATTTGGATTGCCTAAAATAAATCTTTGATCTTGAGTAGTAGTAACACGGAAAGTTCTTTCTAATACTGTACCTTGATGGACTTCCATACCAGTATTGGCATCTATCCCAAAGGTTGCTTTATAAATGTTATTACCAGATGCTACATTATCAGTTAAAGTCTTATCATAAACTAATGCCGCACTTATTGGTTCTGTAATTGAAAATCTAAATGTAGAGTCGTCAGTATTACCAATACAAACTAAACCTGGTTTTAAGTATATTCTCTCTAATTTCTTCTGCTCTATAACCGAATAATCAGTCGCTGAAGTCGGTTCACCCTCATATATTACCTCAAAGTAAATTAACGCCTGTGCAGCAGATCTAGAGCGTGGTATATAACCAATATTACGTGCTAATGATACGACATTCTCTCTAACAGTTGCAGAATCTAAGAAAGATTCATTAGCAACTAAATTTGCATTAAATGAATTAATATAGGTATTATATGCTAACGTATCAATTAGAATTGAAAAGTTAGATCCCTCAAAATCAAAATCCGAAAACTTAGAATTTGCCCGAAGATAATCTCTTATCTGAGCTTTAATCTGATCAAAATCTAGAGTTGAAAAGTGCGTGAAGGAAGACATATTATCTCGTTGGTTCTAATAAAAATGTAAATTCTTGTGTAGGTATAGCTAATCCAGAAACATCAAAAAATATTGTAACCTCAAATGCATTCCTATCAAAATAAGGATCTACTACTACATTAATATTTTCAATTCTAGGTTCATAATTAGTTAAAGTTTCCATTATTTGGGTTTCAATAACAGAGGATATTGAAGGAGTGAAGTTCTCAAAGAGACTACCTCTAATATCAGTACCAATTAATGAATTAAAAAACCTTTCAGTAGGAATTGTTTCTACTAAATTTCTTACTGACCTTACAATTGCACGTTCATTCACTAGAACTGGTAAGTCCTTTGTTACAGGATGAGGTAAGAAAGAGAAACTAATGTCCTTAAAACTTCTTGATTTACGTACACTTGCCATTAAAAGACTATATTTAGTACTATTTTCTTTTTTTATTTAGGCATGAAATATAGAATTTTATATTAGGCACAAAAAAACGCCCTTTCGGGCGGTTTTTTCTATTTTCCTTGACCTCTATAACGCTTTTTTGCCTTATTTCTAGAGGTTGCAGAGTATTTTGTATGTTTTCCTCTGCCTTGGATTGTTTTTTTGGGTGTTGGTTCTAATTCAACACTTCCCCATACACCTGTTTTGGTTTTTACTGCCATTAATCCTCCTTAATAATAATTTCAGTTCTTAGACCTTGTGGGTTATGAGAACCATTGTCATAATACTCATAAGCAAGGTCTTCCATTGCATTAAAATATTCATCTTGGGTGAGATTCTTAAAAAGAAGTTTCTCACCCTCATAGATGTTAAATAACTCGCATTTTTTCATGACCAACACGAACTCTTGGGTCACACCAGATCTCAAAACCTGCTTCCTTTGCATCTAAACAGAACGAGACATCTTCGCCACACATATCCTGTACCTCACCAGACTCAA